AACGTAGTATCAAATCTACAAGTACAGGTTGCTATCTACGGATATATGGCAACAATCGCCAAGATGCCTAACGGAATCTTGAAGTACAAGAAGACCTGATAAGACCCGTTAATCAATGAGTAATCCCCTGGGGTTTAGTAGCCCTAGCCCTGGGGGAGTTTTTAAGAGAGGAATACAATGCCAGCCGTCTACGTGACTACAGCTGAATTACGCTCGAATCTTGGAATTGGCACTTTGTATACCGATGCAACAGTAGAAGAAGTTTGCCAAACTGCAGAAGATTTAATTAACCAGTATCTATGGTTTAACACTGCCCCAGTAGTAGCTACATCATTACAAGATAACGTGGCAACACTTATGCTTGCTAATCCAAACGCATTCGCTGCGACACAATCAATAGTGGTAAGTGCTTGCGGTGCCGTATTTAATGGCACGCACACAATCACTGGCACAATTCCACCGACATCTGGCACTACTAGCCTGATCCCAGTATTTATGTATAACTATGGCCAAGTCAATTACCCTAATGGTTATTCATTTGTGCAATACAACAAGACAGCTGCAAACCAAACATTTCACAAGGTAGTTCCTTATGGATTAGTTACTGGTTCAGACCACAAAACCCAATCTTATGCGACAACCCCAGCAATACGTGAGGCAGCGATGATCGTTGCTGTAGACATCTGGCAAGCAAGACAAGTTAGCCAGACTGGTGGGGTCGGTATGGATGGGATCTCTGCCAGCCCTTATCGGATGGGTTATCAGCTGATTAACCGAGTGCGTGGTCTCATCCAGCCGTATTCAAGTCCAGCATCACTGGTGGGCTAATGGCAGCGATCTCGACCCTACGTGGCACACTAGCAACAGCTTTAACAAACAATGGCGTATGGTCAACCTTTGCATTTCCGCCCAGCAATTTGCTTGCAAACAGCGTGGTGGTCACACCCTCAGACCCCTACATCGTGCCAAGCAATAATAGCCAAACAAGCATCGCACCCCTGGCTAATTTTAAGATTTTAGTAACCACACCTGCATTTGACAATCAAGGCAACCTATTAGGCATAGAGAATTTTATTGTGGCAGTAGTAACTAAACTAGCGGCATCGACCCTGGTTTACAACATATCAAGTGTCTCCGCTCCAGCTATAACCAATGCAGCTAGTGGAGATTTATTAACATCAGAAATAACTGTATCAATCCTAACGAGCTGGAGTTAAAATGAGCACACACGAAGAAGACTTAGCCTTTCTGAAGAAGACTGGCCAAATTGCAAGCGCACCAAAACCAACTGCACAAACTAAGAAAGACGAGGAATAAGTATGGCAATTTATCTAAATAATAACGTAGGTGTTAAGTTGGCTACCAATGCTGCGCCAACCACACCATCTATCGATATCAGCGCATTTGTTACCAACGCTGTAATCAATCAGATCGTAGATGAGTTAGAAGTAACCGCTATGGGTGACACAGCGCACAAGTTTGTCGCTGGTCTACAATCAGGCACATTTACTATTGATTTCCTAAATGAGTGGGCATCTGCTCAGGTAATGCAGACACTAAATGAGGCATTTGGCAAAACCCTAGCAGTATCAGTAATCACTGTTAAGGGCACTACTGTGTCAGCTGCTAACCCTTCTTACCAGTTCTCAATCTTGGTAAATAACTTGACCCCAATCGGTCAAGGCGGCGTGGCTGAAATTGCTACCTCATCTGTCACATTTACTATAAACTCCGCAGTAACAGTGTCCCCATCGGTGGCATTCTAACTAAGGAGTAAAAATGGCAAAGCTAAAGATAACAAGGGCTAATGGTGAAGTATCAGAGCACAAGATAACACCAGGTGTCGAGTACGCTTTCGAGTTAAAGTACGGATCAGGAATTAGCAAAGTCCTGCGTGAACACGAACGTCAAACAGAAATATTTTGGCTGGCTTATGAATGTTTACGCAGGGCTGGCGCACAGATACCTTTATGGGGATCAGAGTTTATTGACACTCTAGATACTGTCGAGGTATTAGACGAAGAAAAAAAATAACTGAGCGGTCTTCAGTTCTTTACAGCATCGCACAGCTGAGCGTAGAGACTGGGATACCGCCTAGAGAGTTTATTGATATGGATAGCGAAATGTATGCCGCAATCATACAAGTGCTAACCGACAGAGCTAAGGAGATCCGAAATGCCAGTCGTAGTAAACGGCGTTAGAGAGTTCCTTAAAGCCATAGATGAAATTGACGAAGATATGTACAAGAATGTTAGGGCTAGCCTTAAAGCACCGATGTTAAAAACAGCTGCTAAGGCTAAGCAAAACCTACCAGCTAATCAAGATGTGTTAAGTGGCTGGTTAAAACAAGCACAACCACAAGAAGGGCAGCGCAGGCCGTTTCCTGCGTATGACCAACAAACCGCAAGATCAGAAATTAAATACAAGCTAGGCCCTAATAAACGTAATAGAAAAGGTTATAGCGTTTATAACTATGTAAGTAATGAATCAGCGCCTGGTGCAATTTATGAAACCGCAGGCCGAAAGACTTCTGGTCAAGGTGGCGCATCATTAAACCCTAACGCTGGCATACAATTTATAGCTGCATTACCACAGGTTGAAGATGCAACTATGGCAGGTTCAGTTGGTCGTAGAGGCCGTAAAAATAAAGGTCGAGTAATTTACAAAGCCTGGAAAGAAGAACAGGGCGATGCCTATAAGAATATACAAAAGGCAATCGATGATGCCATATTTGCGTATTATAAAAAATTGCCATTAGAACAAAAGTCTCAGGTATTAGGATTTTACAAAGAGCGATCTGCTCGTGGATTTAAGGGCGTGTAATTGTGCCAACTTTAGTAGTCTCCGCACTCAGCACCTTTGACAACAAAGGATTAAAAAAAGGCAAAAAAGAAGTATCCGCATTTGAAAAACAAGTAAAGAATTTTGGCAAAGTATTTGCTGGCGTATTTAGCGCCACCGCATTACTTAACTACAGCAAAAAGGCTGTGCAAGCGTTTGCAGAAGACGAGAAGGCTGCCAAAGCCCTAGAAATACAATTACGTAATACAGGGTTTGCATTTGCAGCACCTGCCGTAGAAGATTACATAAGCAATTTACAGCGCACCACAGGCGTACTAGATGACCAATTACGCCCAGCATTCCAGCAATTATTGACAGTTACTGGCTCTGTATCTAAAAGCCAAGAAGCATTAAATACAGCTCTTAACATTAGCGCTGCTACTGGTAAATCTGTAACCGAGGTTAGCGCTGCATTAACACGTGGATACTCAGGCAACACAACAGGATTAAGCAAATTAGGCGCAGGCATTAGTAAGGCCACCTTAAAGGCTGGCAAGATGGAAGATATCCTTGCTGAGTTAAATCAAAAATTTGCAGGGCAAGCGGCAGCCAGGTTAGATACTTATGCTGGCAAAATGGATTTACTTAAAGTTGCAGCTGCGGATGCAAGTGAAATTATTGGCAAAGGCTTGTTAGATTCTTTGGCATTATTAGGTAAAGATAAAAATATTGAAAATGTAAGCAACGCTATGACAGAATTAGCAACAGATATTGCTGATATAACTGTAGGCATAGGTTTGTTAATAAGTAAATTTACAGGCTTGCTAGAATCTTTAGGATTAAAAGATATATCAATAAAAATGTTGTATGGCCCTCTAGCAACAATTTTAAAACAACTCGGAGAAACAGAAAGAACAAAACCTACTTCTAACTTTACTTATTCACTAGGCTCTAGCGCCACTAAAGATATAGAGCGTGTTAAAGAAATTACTAGGCTAAAGACTTCTAACAAATTACGCCAAGACGAAATTAACAAGATGAAGGCTAAGTCTGAGGTAGATAAACTAGAAGAAAAGTTTAACGTTGAGCGCATAGGCTTAATGAAGGCGCTAGCCGAGGCTACAGATGCTGAGACTAAGTTACGCATACAGGCAAAGATAGCAATACTAGACAATAATGAGGCTTTGGCTAAGAAATACAACGCAGAGTTAAACGCTAAGACAGCTGCTGATTTATTAGCTACTGCTGCTACCGATGCCGCTAATGCTTTGAATACTTTGCCTAATAAATACGATCAAATTTTTACCAGTTTAGTTGGCCAATTTAAATCGATGGGAATTGAAGCAGGCGCAGCAGCAGGCTTGGCTGCCTCGTCTGCAAGATTACAGGCACAAGCTGATGCATTCTTTGCGCAAGCAGGTCGATATGCCGTGCCAGGTGGAATGCCATCTAGTGCGACTACAGCTGCCGCAGCAGCAGCGCCAACAGTAGTACCACAAGTTACAGTCAACACAGGCGCAGTATTAACTAGCGAGCAAGACCTAAGCGTTTACATACAAAATGCTTTAGGTAACATTACTAAACTAGGTAATGGAGCGTTAGTACCTGCTGGCTCGATTGCTTTCCAATGACAGTACCAGTAGTTAACGCTTATATTAACTTTTCTACTGGGCCAGCCTTTGCCCAGGCTATGATATTAGATACTGGCATATTAGATGTGAACATATTAGAAGACTCAGCAGCCATCATTGTTGACGTATCAAATCAAATTAACTTCATACAAACTACCAGGGGCCGTAACCCTTTATTCGATCAATTCCAGACAGGCCAATTAACGCTACGCATAGTAGATCAAAATGGCGATTTCAACCCAACTAACCCACTAAGTCCCTACGCTCCCGACTTGACACCTATGAAGAAGGTACAAATTACTGCCACTTACGGCGCTACTACTTATCCTATATTTTCAGGCTTTATTACAAGTTATGTTAATACTCAACCTAAAGATGCTACAGAAGTGGCCTATACAACCATACAAGCTGTAGATGCATCTAGGTTAGCCAATAACGCACAAATAACTACTGTGGCAGGTGCTACTGCTGGCGACTTATCAGGCACAAGAATTAACCAGATATTAGATCAAATCGACTGGCCAGCAACTATGCGTGATATTGATGTAGGTCTAACTACGTTGCAAAACGATCCAGGCACACTGCGCACTTCATTAGGCGCTTTGCAAACTGTAGCCCAGTCAGAGTATGGCGCATTCTATGTTGATGCTAATGGTGAGTTTGTATTTCAAGATAGAGCTGTAACCGCTGGCTCAATAGGTGGCACAGTAACTACCTTTAATGATAATGGCACAGGTATTCCATACGCTAACGCCAACTGGAAACTAGATGACACTTTAATCTTCAACTCATCTACTGTTACTAGGACAGGTGGCACGCCACAGACTGCTATTAACCAGCCTTCAATCGATAAGTATTTTATCCATAGTTACCAGATTCAAGACTTGCTAATGCAAACCGATGCCGTAGCCCTAGATTACGCCCAGGCTTATACAGCCAGCCGTGCCGAGACTAGCGTGCGATGCGATTCCATCGAGCTAGACTTATACACAAACAATTACAACGCAGGCATAATTGCAGCCCTAGAGCTTGACTTCTTTGATCCGATCAGGGTGGTTACTACCCAGCCAGGTGGATCTACCCTAGACAAGACCTTGCAGATATTTGGCGTGCAAAACGTCATTACACCCAACAGCTTTAGAGTGGTCTTTACGACCTTAGAACCTGTAATAGACGCTCTAATTTTAAATAACAATATCTACGGCACTTTAGACTATAATGTGCTCAGTTACTAAGGAGTAAAAATGGCAGCAGGATTAGGATTTAAGGACTTTACGACAGGCGAGGTATTGACCGCAGCCGATGTCGATGGCTACTTAATGCAAGGT